ACAGGTTCAGCAGCCAGAAAATGCTGTTTCTTATATTCCAGTTCCAGGTCCTCCAGGGCCAAAAGGCGATCCAGGCTCAGCAGGTGTTCGTGGAGATAAAGGTGACCGTGGAGAAAAGGGAGAGCCAGGTCCTAAAGGTGAGCCAGGCAAAAATGGAAAAGACGGAAAAACCTATCTACCAGTTTATGGGCAAGACGTTGGCTGGGCAAGATATGTAAATTCTAAAGATTTAATGTTTAAGCTTGGAGCAGACGAAGGAGAAGATGGCTGGGTAACAGTTTTTGTAGAAGCTTCAAAAACAAAAAATGAAGACTTTTTGCCAAGGGACACGGGCAGCCTTTATAATTCAGAAGCTAGAAAGATAATGCTTAAATCTTTAAAGGTTGGATCTCAGGTAACTGTAACCTATACTTTTTCAGTAGAAACATTTTCAAATAATACTGAGCTTTGGATTAGAACATGCCTCCCAGCATCTGATAAGGCTATAAGCACCCTAGTTGGAACCCTTAAATATCAATTTGAATATGAAATGTCAATTGTTCAAAAATTTTATATAGAGAGCGAACAAAGTAGGTCTGGAGGAGCTATTCCACAAATTAGAACAGACCTTAATGCAATAGCAAAATTACACTCAATTGAAATTTCTGTAGCTTAGTCGTGCTATAATATGCCTATGGCATTTCCAGGTACTTACAACATTAATTATTATCAGGGCGACCTGTATGAGTTCAACATCTATCCTAAAGACTCCACTGGTGCAACTTTTAATTTAGATGGATATTCTACTAGATTTATGATATCCACTGCCCGTCCAGCAGGGTCAGAACTATATGAAGGAATTGCAACTATTTCAGATAATGCTGTTTTGTGTAAAATACCTGGAGGTATTGGCAAATTGCTGACTCCAGGAACAACATATCAGTATGACGTTCAGGTTAAAAAGCCAGGCTCTGGTAGTGATCCAGATAAAATCTATACTCTTCTGAGTGGACAAATTACAGTAACAGCAGATGTTACAAGGATGGCTGGAGATTAATGGCTGAGGTTCTTTTATCTTCAGATGATTTAACTGTTCTGGGTGGTCCAGCAGAAATTAGCTTGGATATCGATTTTGGACCACAGGGTGAGCGTGGAAGTTTAATATTTTATGGTAGCGAAAAACCAGAAACTTTTGATTTTCCAGCAGACCTAAAGGTATATGACACATATATTAACGTTGACCCAACAGACGATGAGTATCAGTTTGTATACCAATACTTGCCAGAAGTTGGCGGTGCACTAAATTGGACAAAAGTTCTTAGATTAAATACAACAATTTATAGTTATAATCAAACAATAGCTTTTGATTCTAACGGAACTTCATTAGACCCAATAGAAATTTTGTTATCTAATTTTGTTTCAGAAGATCTAATTAGCACATATTCTTCAGAAGATTTTAATGTACAGGTTAACATACTAAATGAAAACCCAGTAAGTATTGGAACAACAGTATTAGAAATAACACCTGGATCCATTCAAGCCTTACCAATTTCGCTAAAAGCTATAGAATATTCCTCTGGCTCTTGGCAACCACTTACAGGTTCACAAACAGTACAAATTTTGGTTACTTTAAAGAACAATATATCCTAATTCATATGATATAATTTGAATTGGTGATAGTTTATGGCTTCTGAAAATATTGGTTCTCTTTACCCTACAAAAATGCCAGGGTATGATGATGCTGCAGACATTCAAGCAGCTCTTCAATTATATCACTACGGATCAGAAACATATGACCCATTAAATACAAATGAGGCAAACATTGTTTCTAACTCAATTGCTGGCCACTTAAAATCACTAGATACAAGACTTGACTCAGTAGAAAGCACAGGAGTTGGATCTGATTATACTGCGACAGAACCAGCATTACCAGTAGATGGATTTATCTGGGTAGATGCAAATAGCACAGCCCCAACATTAACATCACCAAATTGGCAACTTATTTCTTCGGGCACTATGTCTGGCTTAACAGTAAATATAAACAGCATTGCTGGTCAAAGATTTTATATCCTACTAAATAACTGGAGTCATAGCAATACGATAGATGATGGATTAAGAGTTAGGCTTAATTCTATCTCTACAGCATCTTATGTCTTATATCCAGACTCAACACCAGCAAATGGGTTTGACCTTGGCGAAGTTACAGCCTCGTCTACTCAAGTAAACATTATTAGTGTAGATTTATCTGCAACTGCATCTTTAGTTAAACCAGTGGCAATAACTGGAACTGGCGAGTCACATACTGGATATTTTATTAATTCTACAGCAATTACATCTGCACAAATATCGCTTGCCAACGGGGGAAGCTTTGATGGTGGAACATATCAAGTTTGGAGTTACGAATAATGACAACTATTTCTTCTAGCTCAAAGGTTGCATATATCTATGACAGTGCAACAGATACTTGGTACCCGACAGCTGGTATAGCTAATACATCTGCAAATTATTCTTGGACAGGAACGCACTCTTTTGGATCAGCTACCACTTTTCAAAATTCTGTAACTTTTGAAAATGTATTAAATGCAAAAGCTGGTATCAATAACTTTCAAAATCCAGCAGCAAGAGATGCAGTGCTAACATCACCAACTAATGGAGTTGTTTGTTTTGTAAGACAGGATGCAAATGCCAATATTATTAATCAAATTCAATATTACTATAATGGTTCCTGGGTAAACTACGCTAATACAATAACGGTTGATGAAAAAACAGCCTCTTATACTATACAGCTGCATGATGTTAACAAAATGATTAAGGTTAATAGCTCATCAAATCTAGAAGTTATTATTCCATCAACAGCATCTGTTAATTTTCCAATTGGGTCAAGATTAGAGATTTATAGAGCAGGAACTGGAGAAGTTTCAATCACTACACCATCTGGTTCTGGCATAACAATCAGAAGCAAACTTAATAATGCTAGAATATCAACCCAATATTCTGGTGCTATGATTACAAAAATTGGTGCTAGTGAGTGGCATTTGATTGGTGATTTGAAGGCATAGGAGGATGCAATGGTAAATGCATTTGGCTACTATGCATCTGCAAAAGGAATGGTCTTGGTCCCAAATCTTTCCAATCTTTCTTCAGCAGCAGCAATTAATGCATTAGAATCCAGTGGATTAAATTATTCTTTGGGTCCTGATGTAGATACTCAAGACTCCAATTTAGATAACCTAGTTGCAACACAAGATCCAGTTGCAAATACATTAGTAGATTATGGGGCTGTTATTCAATTTAGCCTTTATAATTTAATAAATGTTCCGCCACCATTCTTTCCGTTCTTTCCACCATTCTTTCCATTCTTTCCGTTCTTCCCATTCTTCCCACCATTCTTCCCAACCTTTACAAACACATATTGGTACACGGGATGTTGTAGTACAACTGGCTCACAGGTAACTGGAACAAGTACGGTAGACTTTACAGCAGCGTACAATAGCATGATATCTCAATGCTCTGGAACCGTAATTGATCAACAAAGTGGTGTTAACACATCTGTTCCAACACTAAGCTGTACAGTATGCAGTGGAACCTGTTCTGCAGGAACTTTGCTAACAGATAACTGTAACGCACTAACTGGATCTTGTACACCAAGTAGTTGTGCTTCGGGATGTCCAGTAACCTGTACAACATATTGCAGTAGTGCAGCGTCTTCTCCAGGACAAACTGTTACAGCTTCAGGTCCCTGTGGAAGTTATACCGTAACGGCACCATTCCCTGGAGCTAGAGCTTTAATTAGATGTTGCTCTTGCTAATCTAATATGTTATAATTTAAAAGGAGGGTATCTTGGAAGAAAATATAATTAGTATAGAAGCAACACGTAAATTTGCAATTTTTGTAAATGGACAGCTTGTATCTATAACAAATTGCGATAATAGAATGGCAGCAATCCTTGGCAGCAATCCTAGATTTGAGGAAATTGTAGATGATTGAAGATATTACTAGACAAGATGTAGAGCTTGTAATGCAGGAAACTATTAATGCCTATAATGCATCTACAGATTTAACAGAGTATAAATTTAATATTTGGGTAGAAGATGAGCTTGTAGATATAATGACACTTCCATCATATCTCGCACCAATTTATAGAAATAGCCCAGTTTTTATAGAGGTAACTGGAAATCCAATTTTTGATTAAGGATTTGATATGAGTAACAGTCTATCTCCATGGGAACAGTGGAAAAAAAATTTAGGAGAAACCCGTCCTTGGGACATGCTAAATCCAAATACAGAGTACGCTACAGAAGAAGTAGCAGCAGAAAGACTAAGTATTTGCAAAGCATGTCCAGAGCTAATTAAAGCAACGCATCAGTGCAAAAAATGCGGGTGTCTTATGCACTTAAAAACAAAGCTTGAAAAGGCAACCTGCCCATTAGGAAAATGGTAATTTATTTATATGTAGTCCAATGAGACCAATTCTTGCCACCGTTGGACATGTGATATGCAATTTTAGCATTTATCAAAGGATCAAATAAGTCCTCATTTCTATTTAAACCATATTTAGCTCTACGCTCTTTGCCCATTTTGCCAGTCATATTGATTTGAAATAGTCCATAACAATTGCTTGATTTGTTTAATGCATATGGTCTATTAGTAGATTCTAGAAATACTATTCTTTGTGCTATTTTAAGTCCCCTGCCAGAAAATCCAGCTTTTTGCAGTATCTTCGTAATCTGGGCATCAGAAAATCTAAACTTTTTATTTTCTGGATTTAGCCAAGGTCTAGGAGTTATAATTTTTACATTTACTCTATCAAATGCCTGCAATCTCTGTAGGAAATCCCAATTACCAGTCTTAACGGTTTGACTATAGATTGCTGGCTTTTCTTCAGCAATAGCTTGTGGCTGACCAGAACCAATAAGGATAGCCACTATTGACCCAAAAACCACTAGTGATTTTTTAGTCAAGAGGGACATCCAAAACCCTAACAAACCTTATTTCTGCATTATCAAAAGCTGGACTGCCTAAAGATATAATTTCTGTTCTATCACCCTTATTGAAACCAGCATGAATTATCTTATTGTTTCCAATATAAATGGCAGAGTGGTTAAAGTTTTTATATCCTTTATTTCTAAATACCACGACATCTCCAGGCTTTGGATCTTTTACCTTTGGCTTCATCCATCCCTGCTTGCTTGCAGAATGTGGAACTTCTTTACCCAGTCCTTCATAAAACCAAACGACAAGCCCTGAGCAGTCCCAACCTCTGGGGGTAGAACCACTAAAAACATACCAAGTTCTATTAGCATATTTTTTAATTTCTTTAATTCTTTTAGCAATGTGTATTTTATTCTCAAATTGCTGCTGCTTAATTCTTTGTTCTTTTAGCTGTGCCGCTGCTTTTTCTGCAGCTATTTTTTCAAGCATGGTTTGGGTATTTTTATATTCAATCATAGTGTCAATAAAAGACGGAGCCACTCTTTCTGAAAGATTGATTTG